ACGTAGCCCGCCTCTTGGCGTCGACGCCAGGCGAACTGGTTGCCTGCGGCGACCGCCAGCACGAGCAGGTCATAGTCGCTCGATGGGTTGGTGACGGTGAATCCGAGCCAGTCCTCGACGTCGCCGACGCTGACCCAGGTGCATGTCGGTGTGAACGTGAGCGTGCCTGTGGCGACCGCTTGGCGCACCGCATCCGTGCCAGTGACCGCGAACGCGATCTGATTGAGGATGGGGATGTCCCAGTCGTACAGGTAGTCGCCGTAATCGTCCACACCGATGAACAGGTAGTTGGGCAGTGCGGTGACGGTGAACGTGCCGTTGAGCGCGGTGAACGGTGCTGGCAACGATGAGAACGTGACGCTGTTGCCGACCTCGACCGGGGTGTTGGTCAGGGTGCGGACGACGCCGACGTTGTCAAGCAGTTGCGCTTGGATGCAGTTGTAGGTCGCCATGCGACCCTCCCTCGCTCACGTCCAGTTGACGTACTGGAGTTTGGTCGCGTCGATGGCGAGCGTGGCGAAGTAGCCGCGGAACGACACTTGACGACCGAGCACCTCGGGCTTGTTGATTGCGACGAGGCCGCGCTGGTTCTCGTAGATCTCGAATCCTGCGTAGCGGCCTGCGGCGCACGCGACGATGATGCGGTCTGCACCTGCGCCGGTGGCGAAGTTCTTGTCCACCACCAACTGCAAGCCGAGCGGGTTGCCGTTCCAGTTGGTCGCATCCTGTTGGCCTGCCGCGTTGTAGGGCGCGACGGTCGGGAACAGCGGACGATCGCTGCCGTCCACGAGTCCGCCAATCTTGGCCCACGATGCCGGGCTGACGAACATGTGCGTCGGCAGCACGTTCGAGGTCTTGGAGATCTCTTTGGCAAGTGTGTAGATGTCCGCCAACAGCGAGGATGCGTTGCCGTTCCACGTGCCGACGTTCGTGGCTGCCGAATACAACTGGTCGGCTGCGTAGTTGTCGGTCGCGTCCGCGTACTGACCAGCGAGGTCTTGCAGCACGATGTCCACCGACGCCGGGTCAGTCCAGTCGATGTCCTGCTCGGACAGCAACACGGTGCCACCGAACGTCAGACGAGTGACGATGTTGCTCGACACGACCATCGTGGTCGAGGACAGCGTCGACAGTTCGGTCGACTGCTGCGCCACCGAGGTGTGCGTGGTGATCTCGGGACGGTTGAACGTCTTGCCTGCACCCAACGGCATCGCGCGCGCACCGATTGCGGAGACGACCGGGCGGATGTAGTTGATGTTGTCGTACACCGGGCCGAGCACCGGGACAGGCAGCAAGCCTGGCGTGTCGGTGGTGATGATGTCGCCCGCTGCGGCTTCGAGCGGGTTGTGCACCGCGTTGTAGTCCATCAGCATGCGGTTGACGGCTGCAAACTTTTCGCCGCCTTGCACGTACGCGCTGACCCATTCGCTCATCGAGGGGAGACGCGACGGCGTCTTGCGAGCCTCGGCCCAGATCGGAGCCTTCGGCGATTCGGCGGGGGTTTCGGGGGTGTCGGACATGGTGTTCTCCTTGTCGGTTGTGACTACCTTAGCGGCTGCGATGCTGTCGATGGTGGCATCTTGAAATGCTGGTTCGGCGACGATTGACAGTTCACGCCAGGCGGCCTTGCTGACCACCAGGATTCCTTCGTCGTTGTATTCGGCGTCGATCGGATCGACACCGACCGACACCGCGTCGAGTGCGCCGTCTTTGATGAGTTCGATGACGTCGTCCCCGGCCTTGGTTGCGCTGATGCGTGCGCTGTAGCGCATCTCGTTCTCGTCGTCCATGCGTGCAGTGACGACGCCGATGATGCGGCTGGCGTCGTGATTCTCAAGCAGGCGCGGTGCCTTGCCGTCGGTCGGCAGCGAGCCGCGCAGGAACATGACGCGCTCGCCTCCACTGACGGTGGCGGGAACGTTGTAGGGAACTGCGACGCCTTCGATGGTGCGTGACGGCTGGTCGCCTTCGGCAGCTTGGATGCGGACGTTGGTGCTGGTCAACTGAATCATGTGTCCATCGTACGCCTGGGCGTTGGTTGCGTTGGTGTCATTCACTCGCTGGACGATTGCGTTGGCCCACGTCTGCCCGGCGTCGCCTCCCCACAGCGCCCAGGCGATGCGCCCGGCGCTGGGGAATCCTTCCTCGCCCGGGCTGAATCCTTCGCCTTGCTTGTCGGCTTCGTGACGTGCGAAGTAAGACACCATCCGGTTGATGGTTTCGATCGGCAGCATGTCGCGGTTGCTGATGTTGCGTGCGCGCGCGACACCGATCTCGGTGCCGCCTCGGTTGTATTCGCGGCGCCAAGCCAGTCCGCGTTCGGCTTCGGCAGCCATCTCGCGCGTCGGTCTGAACGACGGCATGTCAGTCGGCGATTGGTGTGCCCGGCGTGACCGACGTGCCAGACCCGGGTTCGGAGGGCAGTTCGTCGCCCGGGCCTGACACGTCGTTCTCCTCTAGGTAGGAGTCGACGTCCAGTTTGATGTAGCGACCGCGCGGCGTGATGCTGTTGAGTGACAGCGTCTGCTCGATGCAGTCGATGTACGGCTTGGCCCCGAATAGGTACAGGTCTTGACGTGCTTGCTGCGCGTTCTGGTACGTCATGCCCGACCCGGTCGGTGCACCGACGAGGTAGGGCGGGATGTTGGCGACACGCGACAACTCGAGCGCCTGGTAGGTGCGTGCGCTGACGAGTTCCATCTTGCTCGGGTCGATGCTTGACTCTTGCCACTTGACGTACTGGTTGAGTGCGGCGACCGATTGCGTGTGTCGTGCCTCCGACCAGGCGGCTGCGAGGTCTGCGAGTTCTTGTCCGCTCATCGGTTCACCTTCGACTTGTTGCAGGTAGCCCGCTGGCAACTCAACGCTGGCGAACCTCTCGGCAGCCTGGTCAAGTTTGCTTGCGGTGTTGATTGCGCGCGCACCAGTGAACAGCAACGACGGAATCGGCGACAGGAACTGCACGACGTCGCGCGTCTCCAACTGGATGCCCTGGAAGTAGATCTGTGACGACGGCCCCCACCACTGCGGCCCGGCTTGATCCCAGGTCTGTACGTCGGCTGCCGGAATCCAGGTGAACGCGCTGGGGAATCCGTTGGCGCCGCGTTGCGTGATGACCCAGAATGCGCGACCGTAGAACATGAGGTCGTCGGCTGTGAACGACAGGATGAAGTTGCGTGTGACGTTCGGGTCGGGATTCTGGAACCAGGTGTCGGGCGGCAGGTCGACGTACTCGTATTCCTCGCCGTTCCATACGCGACCGTACTGCTCGATGGGGAGACACCCAATCATTCCGCAGATGAGGTCGCGCGCTCGGCTGATGGTCGGGTTGAGCAGCGCAGTGGTGCGGTCGAATCCCGCTGTGTAGTTGATGAAGTTGCCGACGAGCGGGTTGCCTGCTGCACCTGCCGCAGCCTTGACGCTGGGCGTGGTATCGGCGACGGCTTTACGGAACAGTGCCATGCCTTAGATGTTAGGCGACTCGTCGCGGCTTGCTGGTGGCAACGACGGCGCGACGTACGGCGGGTTGCGGTCGTGACGAGATGCCCGCAGCCCACACGACGCAACGCGCCAACTCGATCGGCCCGGGCGACTTGGTGGACGACAACGCAATCGCGCCTGCGGTGCGGACACTGACTGCGCGTCCGACGTGTTCGGACAACATCGTCTCGTTGGTGTGGTGCAACCTTCGCTCAAGCAGCATCTGACGCACCACGGCAGTCCAACGTGTGATCTCCTGGTAGCCGACGATGATGCGCTTGTGTTGCAGTTCGCGCGGTGCTGACACGTCCAGCGTGGGAGTGATTGCAACGACCAGGCCGGGGTTGGCTTGAATCTGTGCCTGGACATGACGCCAACATTCCGCCAGGGTGTCGGTCATGAACGCGACAGTGACAACGAGTTGCGATTCGCCGTTGACGTTGCATCGCACACCGACGTACCTGCCGTCGTCCATGCTGACCTCGACCGCCATGACTCCGCCCGGTAGCGGCGGCGACTTGGCGACGAGATCGGCGAACAGTCCGGGCGGCAGCCACGACTGGTCGGACTGCACCCACAGGTTGACGCTTGAGCGCAGGAACGCTGCACGATTCGGTGCGTGCGATTCGGCCTCGAGTGCCTGCGGTGTGATGGTGTGCCCGAGCGCAGGATTGGCGTACGCCCACGCCTCGGCTGTCATCGGGTCAAGATCGGGTGGCGGCGACCATTCCGCCAAGTAGATGCCGTTGCGTTCCCCGGTGTCGATGGCGCGGATGCCTTGCTCGCGCCATCGCAACATGGCCTGTGACTCCTCGGTGCCTGCCGTCGAGTAGAACACTGCGAGAGGGTTGGCGACCGCGCGTTGCGTCGGCATGAATCCGATGTCAAGCGTCTCGGATGACACGCCCCATAGTTCGTCACCGATGAGGAAGTCCACACCGGACACGCCATGCGGCGCCGATGCTCTGGCGGGTTTCACGAGCCAGGCGCTGCCCTTGTAGCGCACCTCGGTACGTCCATACGACCAGGTGCACTTGGCGCCCAACTTGTCGAGCAGCGGCGCCAGATCTTGGAACAGTGCAACTGCGGTGTCAAGACGGTGCGCGAACGACACGACCTTCACCGGGCGCTTAACGATTTGCGGATACTCGGTGAGCAGCCAGCCAATCGTGGCAGCAATACACACCGACTTGCCTTGCTGACGTGCAGTGGAGATGAGCGCGACACGGTTGCACCATCGTCCGTCCTTGTCGTACGACAACTGCTGCGCCAACACTCGACGCTGCCACGGCATGAACGTCACGTTGAGATGCTGCAGCGCCCAGTTCTCCACATCCGGCCCATACGTGCCGACCGCATCCGACACGATCGTTTCCAATCGCGGCAAGTCATGACCGTTCCTGATTGATTCGGTCTTG